GAAGTATTACCGAGAGGCAACGCACTGTGATTAAATCACTTCTTAGTTTCATGTTTGCTGCTCTGATGTGGGTACAAGTCCCACAGTGGAGTGATGATTGGTCTAAGTGTGCAGTAGATGTACCTGACGTTCAATGTCATTGGTATATCACAGCACCCGATAACACCATGGGTGAAGGATTTAGTTGGGCTAATGCCCCTTGGTTCAGTGCTGAAGGACTCCTTGATATTGGAGAACTTCACAACACAGTTCAATCTCTTCAGGAGGCATGATGAATAACTTTGAAGTCTTTTTATATTTCGTATGCTTTGCTGCTATTGGTGGTGCTGCGTTTGCTATGATGTGGAGTAACATTCAATCTATTAACATAGAGATGAATAAACCACGTAAACCACGTCATCCTGAAGCACCTGAAGCAGGTGAAGAGTTAATGTATGTAGATCTATCCAGAGAAAAACTGGAAGACCTTTACAAACAAACTGAAGAATGATATATTAAGGGTCTACGGACCCTTTTTTTATGAGCACAATTATTAATTATGTGACTGGGTTCTGGTCTGTTGTTATTATGAATTGCATCCAACCAATCAATTGGCAGTACTGTCTACCAATTCATGAATGGTTGATTCCTGATTTAATTCAGGGAGTGCAGATATATCTTGACAAAGAACATGACTTATTGTATAAATCAGAAAGGGATTACTTAAAAAATAAATGAAAATTTTTCTTGATACTGCTGACACAAAACTTATTGATGAATATTTTAAAACAGGATTAGTTGATGGTGTTACAACCAATCCCTCACTTATCTTAAAGAGTGGTCGGAATCCAGAAGATGTTTATCAAGAGATTTCAGATATTGGTGTTGAAGATATCAGTATGGAAGTGATGGGAACAGTGGGTGAAATGTATAATGAAGGATATAGACTTGGTATGAAGTTCCGTGATGTTGCTACTATCAAAGTTCCTTGTACTAGAGATGGATTGCGAGCTTGTAAAGAACTATCTGATGCTGGGTTCAGAGTTAACGTTACACTTATCTTCTGTGCCTCTCAGGCAGTCCTAGCAGCAAAGGCAGGAGCAACATATGTCTCTCCCTTTGTAGGACGCTTAGACGACCAGTCAGTGGCAGGTCTGGAGGTTGTTAGATCTATCTCTGAGTTGTATCGTATTCACGGAATCAGAACACAAGTTCTTTCTGCTTCAATCCGTAGTGTGCAACGTGCTATCAGGTCCTGGTATAATGGAGCTCAGATTTGTACCATGCCACCTAAAGTATTTAATCAGATGTATAATCATATTCTTACTGATAGGGGTATGGAGATTTTTGAGAACGATTGGAAAGGAGTTGTAAAATGATTTTTACAGTATATTCAAAGGACGGATGTCCTTATTGCACTAAGATTGAACAGGTACTACAACTTGCAGAAATCAAGCATGTGATATATAAACTTAACAGAGATTATTCTCGCCAAGAATTTTATGATAAGTTTGGACAAGGATCAACCTTTCCAAGAGTCATGAAAGATGATACAATTATTGGTGGATGCACTGAAACTGTTAAGTATCTTAGGGAACAAAAATTGGTCTAATGGAACAAAACCTCATCGACATCTATGATATGATTGAACATGCTATTGATTATGCATTTGAGGGTCGAATGAATTTAAAATTTTATGACTATCTAAAAACATCAAAAATTAAGAAGCATGAGATAGATGCATTTATTGAGAGTTCTACAGCCGCAGAGATCAGTGACATTACCCTAGACCTTGATGAATATATCAAGGGTGGTTCTGATAACGACCATAAACAACTTCGTGAAGGTTATGGTCATATCCCCAAACCTCAGGCGAGAAAAATCAAAACATATTTGTATGGCATCTTAGAAGATGCATGGAGGTACAGTAATGATCGAAGACCTGGACGAAGAAAGAAGCAATCTAAATAACGATGAAACCCACATTAATCGTGGGGTAGAGTTGTTACTAAGAAATAGGAGGAGTAAACCAGATCCGCCCAAAACTTTTCAAGTAAAGTTTGGTAAGATGATCTCCTTCCTTAGACGAGAGATTGTTTTTCACTTTAACTTTTACTTTGATATTCGAAAGAAATAAATCTCTGGAGTATAAAAAATGTTAGCAGTAACACTTACGATTGGAACCCTTGTTTCAATCATGTTCTTTTTTGTAGGAGGTGTGGTAGGATGGTTAGCAAGAGAGAATACATGGGTAAATCAACCAGTTTACACTCATCCAGAGATGTTTGATGAAAATGGAAATGTATTACCTGACGAAATTTTAGCAGTACGATTTGAAAATGGCTATGACGAGCTCGACGAAGAAGACAACACCGAAAGTTAAGGGAAGCACTCCCATTCCAGATCTTCCACCGAATCCATTTGTATATGAAGTTCTGGAACTTGCTTCTAAGCAAAGATCAAATTCAAAAAAGGTGGAAGTATTAAGAAAATTTGAACACGATTCTTTAAAATCAATATTCATATTTAACTTTGATCAATCTGTAATTAGTTTACTTCCTCCTGGGGAAGTTCCTTATGGAGATGCGGAAGATCAATCTGTATATTCTGGTTCTCTTTCAGAAAATTTGGAAAAGGAAGCAAAAGGTGGAGAGTCTGCTACTGGACAAGACTTAGATGGTAGAGGTAAAACTTCTCTTCGTAGAGAATATCAAAACCTCTATCATTTTGTTAAGGGTGGAAACACTTCATTGAATAATATTCGTAGAGAAATGATGTTTATCAATCTCTTGCGAGGACTTCATCCAAAAGAGGCTGAGGTTTTGATTTTAATCAAAGACAAGTGTCTTGATAATAAATATAAAATAACACTAAGTAATGTGAAGGAAGCATATCCAGACGTTCAGTGGGGAGGTCGCTCCTGATGACAAGTCAACTAGAAGAACGTCCCAACAAAACAGAGGAGAAAGAAATGGCCAATTATGGGTCAGAGGAAAATAAAATTAATCCATCTGATTATGATTGCCAGATTCTCCTAGAGAAGACAACAATTGAAATCGCAAATGATAAGTCTTTTCCTACAGACGCAAGACTTATCTGGTATATTGTTGATGGTGTAAAGTGTATAGACCTTACTCGCTGCAATAAAGTATCAAAGATGTTTGATATGTATTATGATCGATATGGTAAAGGTTCTGTACAAAAAATTGATTTTGGGTATGGAACTATCAGTCCAAGACTCTGGGGTAACAAACCAAAAAAGGAGAAGGAGAAGAAAAGAAAATGAATGAAGATCAAATTAAGGATCAAATTAATGAATTGATTAAAGATGAGATCCAAGAAGTAATTAATGAATATGTTGACGCAAAGGAATCCACTCAAGAGGGTGGTCTTGGATTTGTTTCAGCAGAAGACGAGAAAGAATTAAAGGTAAACGTATCCAAAAATGAGATTGATAAAATCATTAAGGAATATAAGAAGATTAAAAAAAGTCAAAGATCAAATCTATCTCAGGTTAGGAAACTTGGATTGCTTGATAAGCATGGTAGACCATTAAAATAAATATTAACGTTAAAGGAGTGCTTATGCTTTCTACGCAATATAGATTGCGCCTTGAGGCCATATGTGAAAAAATTGTTAGTAATGAAGAAGTAAGTCTAGAAGATATGATCTGGGCAAATAAATTAGCAAAGTCTAATCAAAGTGCATCATCAATATTGAGAAAAGCACGTAGGCAAGCAAGAAACCCTGACATGAAAGAGGGTGGTCTTGATGATTTTATGAACCAGATGGACCTTGGGGACCCTGATCCATCTAACCATTCCTCAGGGTTCGGTAGTGCAGATGATATTGCGGACTGGTTTTCGCACGAAAAAACAGATGACTGGAGGCAGAGAGACTAATGCAAGCAGTAATTTACAGTAACGGCAGTCAAGAGTGTGAGCGTGCTGGTATGCTTCTGAAAAGTATTCATGAAGATTTCCATGAGTACTTCTTGAATAAAGATTTTACAGACAATCAATTTCATGCAGAGTTTGGTGCCACTGCTGAGTACCCACAGATTGCTATTGGACTCAAGCATCGTGGAGACCTGAAGGAGACCCTGCATTATCTGAATAAGCATAATTACATATGTTCGTGCTGATACGAAGACACTTGACTAAATAATGTATGAGGTCTATAATAAGACCTGACGTTCACCCCACTTTTGGGTGGGGCGCAAGTAAGTCGCGGAACGGAGCCGTTCATCCCATGATTGAATTTCTTTTATAT